CTTGCGCCTACGCCGCCGCCCATGACGTTCATGGCAGTGTTAAGGATGTCCTCATCCGACACCTGCTGACCTCTGGCGGCCATGCCCGGGGTAACAAACGCCCTTGCTGCATCGTAGACAAAGCCCGGCGCGGCAAGCTGCAGGTTGCCCTCTTCACGGCTACCCGCAAAGGGTAACATCATGGCTCTGTCCAGCCCCGGCTCCATGCCCGTTGATTCAAACACGGCGCGCTCAACAGGCGTGGCCGCATCTAAACGCTCCAGCATGGCGCGACTCTCAGTCTGTGGTTCGTCTGCCCTTTGTGCTGCTAGTTGAGCAGCCCTGCCCGTGCGGCCAGCAACTGCTGGGGCGCTGCCGCCTACACGAGCCTCTCCTCCATTGGCAAAGCCAAGCAGGCCAGTCGCATCAACGCGCTGGCCTTCAGGCTTTTTTCCAATGAGGTTCTCTAGCATGCGACGCGAGGAGGTTTTCTTGACGCTGCCGCCACGGGCGAATCCTTGCGCTCTGCCAGACAGCTGTGCCAGCGCCTGATCCTGCAGAGCTACCGCCTGATCGTATTCATTCACAACAGGGACGTCTTTGGCACCACCAAAGTATTCTGGATCGTGAACAAAAAATACTACGTCTGGCTCGCCGTTGTTGTACTCAGCAAAAGTTTCTTTATTCCACCCGGGTGGAGCATATTCATCGTTCCACGGCAATCTGGCTACTGGACGAAAACCCACGCGCTCGTAGATGCCCGGAAGATAGGTATCAAATGCATCGAGCTTACGACCTCCTGCCTGAACTGCAGCTTGAAGCATGCCATAAGCACCGCCTTTTGGTTCGCTTGGTGTGGCGAAAACAGCAACCACATCCCCGTCTGGCTTAATCGCAAAACCACTGCCAGAGTCTGTTCTAAATAATCTGGACGCCGCAAGATCTTCTGCGCTTTTTATTTCTACCTGAGCGGAGAATGGGTTCTTCGCCATTGCCGAAATCATATCTGCATTGTAAGACGTAGCACTTCCTGCCGAGTCCACTTGCCGAATGGCAGGAAGACTAAGTCCTGCTGATTGATACTGAGTGTACGCATCAGTATCCGGCACAAAACTTAGAAGCCCATCGACGCCATCTGCATCAGCACTTTCTCTACGGTAAGGCCCGGGTGCTTCGCTACTGTCTCCAATGCTATCGCCGAGCGCATTTCGTCCAGCGGTGTAGATCCTTTGCTGGTCTGCTCTGAAGTTGTTGAGGAACTGGGCGCGTCTCCCAGAAACGGAGCTCCCACCTTCAATATCCCGAGCATCGCCCGATCTAAGACTTCCGTCGGGGTTTGCGTTTTCAAATTGTCTTGCTGCATTGTCAAGAGCCTCTCTGTTTACCGTTGGTTGCTGAAACCAAGGAATATCGGTTGATTCTGATACTTTAAATCCGCGCGGGACTATACCGTTTTTTGGGTCTTTGATAAAGGATTCAAACTCTTTTTGTCGCGTAGGAGTCATCCGCACAATGCTGCCGTCAGACAGTGGATATTCAACAATGGAACCGTTAATGGCCTGCCTATAAGTCATCCCAGATGAGAACGTATTTCTCTTGCCCTCTGTCACGGATTGACCAATAGCCTCTCCGCTCCTAACTGCCTGTAAAGTGCTATGCGATACTGGCTGACTACTACCAATAAGCCACGTTTCCCAGTGCATTCTAGAAATGCTGGCATCCTCTGGCCTGCCAACCATTGCGTAAGCTTTTTGAACAGAATCAGAGAGTCCATCTTCCATCATCTCTGTTACCATAACTCCACGAGGCCCGCCTAAAATCCCGCTCAAACCGCCTTTGTCAATGCCGTCATAAATATTTTTCCCGCCATATCTGCCATCGTCCCAAAGATTACGAGACTGAATCCTGTCCATCACAAGCATGTCAGGCTTGCCTGCCACCAGAGCAATAAATGATACGACCTTGTTATCAATTCCGGGGTTTTGAGTCAGGTTAAAAAACTCCCTCCGAAAGTCGCGCCCCGTGCGAAGCGGGTCTGACAAGATTTCGTGCAACTTATTTAGGGGAGAAGGACCGCCATCAGCGCTCTGTCCCAATTGATACAAAAGATTTCCAGCCGCATTTGAATTCATCGTAGACGACTTTCCGGGGGAGCCCTCTGGAAGGGACCTTGACACCATTTGCTTCCACGCATCAATGTCCGCTTCTGTAAACTGCCCTTTCACCGCCTTATCAATAAACGGGCCGGCATTATTCAGCAAATCAAGAAATGCGCCTTCTTGTGGTGCTGGTCCAACGCCACGAGACAAAATTCCCCATACAAAAAGTCTGCCAGTCATAGATGGCGGAGCTATCTTAGAATTGTATAAATTCTTTATTTCAGAAACGTAAGAGAGCCCCTCATCAACGCTCTTTTTCATATCTGGACTTAATCTATCAAGCGTAGCTGCAAGCCTTGCCGGTTCCTGAGCATACTTGATTGCTGTGTCCGGAGGCGCTGGCAAGTAATCGCCACCAAACGCCTGCTCTTCCGCTCTCAGCCAATTATCACGAGACATAAGAGCGCTTGGGTTTTGAGACTCAACCAAATCGATGTTTTCAAAGTTCTGTGCTTTGTTTTGAGGAGTAAACGCCTGCGTAACTGGATTGGTTGCCTTCCCCCCAGTTCCCTCAACCAGAAGCAGAGATGGCAGCGCATGGCCCTTGGCGTCTGGATTAGCTGCCACAAGATTCGGACCATCCACCTCATCCAACATCGCCGCAGCACTGCCTGCCGGCGGCTCGTCCAGTGCAGTCAAGGCGTCAACGTCTTCGCCGGGTGTTCTTGGGCCATCAATGTCAGCTTCAGGCGTTAGCGCGTCCAGCATCCCTCTGGCGCTGTCTGGCGGCACATCAGCCATATCACTCATTGCCGCGCGCCGCGCGCCGCGAGCGCCGATGCCGCCAAAGGGAACCGCTCCCGCCGCTGCCATCGTGGAAATCTGCCGGTAGCTGTCAGCAAGCGCCGTGTTGCCCGCAGCCTCCGCCTCATTAGCCATGTCCGAGTATTTCTTCGCGTCCATGCCAGATCGTATTTCACCGATAATTGGCGTCATGTCCAAAGCAAAGCCCAATGGATCCTGCTTGGCGCCCTCTATCATCGCCCCGCCCATAGCACCAACATCAGAACGAATCTGTGCCAAGGGATTTTCGCTCTGCGCAATGCCCCTGCCGTAGTCAAAGACAGTGCCGGGGATCTGCTTAGCGCCAGCGACAATGTTCTGCAGCATGTTGCGGCTTTCGCTCTGCTGCGAGGGGCCCGTGCGCGCCGCTGACGGCGTGTTGTCGATACCCTCCAGCTGACGACGCAGCAGTTCGTCTAGCGGCAACTGCGCATCGGCTGCGGGAGCAACATCCCCCAGCTGCCGGCGCCGTAGCTCATCTAGATTAACAGGCGCATCCTCAGTGATGTACAACGGATCATTCGGACTCAGCGGCCTGCGACCACTAACCTCACCGCCTTCCTGAAAGCGAGCCAGCCCATCCCTTGCCGACCCATCAGACTTTTTTACGTAGCCGCCCTTGGCAAAGGGCAAAAAGCCACCGTACACAGGCGCGTCAATCTCAACGTCCTTGCCGGTCATGCCGTCAGTGACAACTATGGGATCAGGCTTTTGCGTGCTGGGCGCAGGCAAACCAGCAAGGTACTTTTGAAGGTTCTGCCCCTCAACCGTCTTGGGGTCAAACGCCAAGAGGGGATCTGATAACGTGTTGGGGTCAGCAGCAAAATAACTCGACATTATCCTGTTGCGCAGCTGATTGTAGGTTTTAAGGTCGTTAAGCGCGGGTGTTGATTGCGCCAGCCTGCGCAGGTTGTTGTCCAACAGCTGTCGGTTCTGCGCAAAACGCTGCGAGGCCGACGTCAGCCCGCCGTAGGCTTGAATCTCCTTCGGGCTCAGTAACGAGCGCGGACGGGTGGTCACGCTTGGCGGCGTGAAGGTAAAGCCGGAACCCGTTGCGGGTCTTAACTTCGCCGCTGGGCTGTAGTCGAACTGGCCCGGCATGCCGGGGATCGCGGTGCGCGGAGAGCTCTCCCTGAACGCTGTGTCCAGAGCAGGCTGCCCAGCAGCAAAGATGTCGGGCTGCGTCGGCAGCGGCTGGTACACCGTTATCGGCGGCGTGTACGGCACGGGATCGGGGAACGGGGGCGGTGGCGGAGCAGCCTGCGGACGGGTGAAAAGCACATTAGGATCCACGCCGGCCTTCATCAGGTCATCAAACGAGTAACCGCGCTCAGTAGCGTACTCCAGCATCTGCGCACGTTCAGCCGCATCAATGCCGCCCTGCTGCAGGTTCGCAATGTAGTCACGACCCTGCTTGTCCAGTATGGCTCTGCCATCCTGCCCCTGCGCGGTTAAGCGCTGCGACTCAAACGCCAGATCGGGACTGCGCTCGTAGGCCGAGGTCATGCCGGCTGGTGTCACAAACTGCGACTGCGGGATAATCGGCATCTTGACCGCAAAGATCTTGTCCAGCACCGCCTGATCCACGCCCGCATTGATCAGGTCAGAGGTGCTGATGCCAGACTGCAGCAGCACGTTGTACGCTTCAGCGCCAGTCGGCGCGTTGGGATTGGCAAGGTACGCCTTTGCATCAGCACGAAGATTGGCGTAGTAGTCGTCAACCGTCTGCTGGCCGCCGGCCTGCATCGCTCTGCGATACGCCGCCGACACGCCCGGAGCCGTGTCCACCGCCCCACCCTCCGCCATCCGCACAGGAAGCCGTAACAACATCTCTCGCGCAGTTAAATTGGGCATGTCGGCACCGCCTTAGCAAAATTTACGATATTTTAACTCAATAATACTCCGGCACAAGCGATTCGTCACTGCTCTCGTCTTCTTCGTCCGACTGCAACGAAATAAAGTTCCCAGCGCGAAACCTCAGCAGAGCCTGCGTCGTGCTGTCAACGATATCATCATTGTCCCCGTTCGGGAAGGCAGCACACTCCTCGATCACCTCCTGAGCCCAGTGATCCTCGGTTGCCCAGATCATGCCCGACTCGAACATCGGCGCGACTGCATTCGCGCGCGACACTTTGTCGTGACCAGCACGGCGACCGCCCGGGCTGTACATCGTTACCGGAATCCCCATGCGCCGTAGTTCCTGCTGCAGCGTCGTGCCCGTCGCCTTCGCCTCAATGAGGACGTTGTCCGGCTGCCAGTACGTGTACAGATCCTTCGCAATGCGTTTTAAGTCCGGAAAGTCCCAGCGACCCTTGCGCATGTCCATCAGAATTAAATTCGGACCCGCAT